CACCATGACAAAGGATGACATCCATCAGGTCATGTTGTCTTTATCGCCAACACAGATCAGTGCAATCCTAGATAAAGCGCCGCTGGTAGAGAAGTTCATAGACGCAGTTAAAGAACACGCCACCAAGCAAATGGAAGCAGGCGAAGTCATTGCAGGCTGGCAGCTACAACCCAAACGCGCCAGTCGCAAATGGATTAATGCAACAGCGGCGCGTCAGGCTCTTACTGACGCAGGACTTACAGATTCACAGATATTTGAAACTGAACTAATTTCTCCTACGGCGGCTGAAAAGCTATTGCCAAAGGATCAAAGAGTTATCTTGGACGCATTGACGGCCAAGGTATCAAGTGGACTCACTCTCGCAAAAGACCGCGGCTTGAGTCAATAATGCAACCCCTGTAACTTTTGAAAGCGAAACGCAAAATGCTAAATTTATCTTCTGGCGGCGGTAATGGAAACTACATCCGATTCAGTCCACAAGCAAATGCTTGGACAAACAACCTCGGCGAGGAAATCCAACTTAAAAAGGTAGTCTTTGATCTTGATGGTGTGCAAACAGGCTGGCTCCAACTTGGTGTCGGCATTCGTGATTGGCAACCCGATTCAGAGCTTGGACGCAAAGGCTCACAGCCTACACCTGACCACAAGCGCGGCTTTATCGTCACGTTCTACAACAAAGAAATTGGTACTTGTGAGTGGTCATCAAGTGGCGTAGGTCCGAACATGGGACTTGAAAAGATGTACACCGAGTGCGCCGCACAACGTGCCGCCAATGCAGGCAAGTTGCCAGTGTTGGAGTACACCGGCTCTAAGCTAGAAAAGATCGGCAAAGGCACAACACGCATTCCTAACTTCACTATCGTGTCGTGGATTGATAAGCCTGCTGGTATGGGTCAGAGCGATGAGGAGTACACAGCGCAAGTGGCTGCGCCACCAGCTCCTGTGGCAAAGGCTACGCCAGCGCCTGCTAAGTCAGTGATGGCTGCGGCTGTTGAAGATGACGAGATGTTTTAACTGATCGAAGTCAAGTGCCGCTGGGTAACACCAGCGGTTTTTTTTCCTCTAAAAAAACTAATCTTATGAAACTCAAAAACTTGATGATTGTTTGGACACCAGAGTCAGCAGAGGTGATGGTGGTTCAGTACCCAGATATGCACAACATTACACAGAAATATGAATGTAGTCATGGTGCTTGTTGGCATTGGTGGGATGGACTTCCTCATCACGAAAGACTCGCAACATTCTTTGCGATCTGCTTAGACATGATCATTCAAGACAAAGTCGACCCCAAAGCAGTTAGAAGAGCAATGCTTGTTGTTGATGATGTTCGTGAATTTGTGCCATCAGATTTTTAAAAGAAAACTATGCAAGCAGAACAAATAGCCAAGAGCTTGGGCAACGCCAAGAGAGCCAACGGCCAATGGGTAGCGTCATGCCCAGTACCATCTCATGGCAAAGGCAACGGCGACAAGAATCCATCACTGAGCGTACACATTGATGACGAGGGAAAACCCTTGTTTCATTGTCATGGTGGCTGTACTCAGGAGTCGGTATTTCAAACCATCAGAGATCGCAACCTCTTACCCGAGCTAGAAGAACGACCCGATCCACTCGCCAACATCAAACCTTTACCAAAGATAGAGTTTCAGCAGGAATGGCAATATCAGGACGAAGACCGCGTCACAGTATTCGTTAAGCACCGGCTACGCGTTGGCGAGACAGGTAAAACCTACAGGCTGTATAAGGTAGATCCTGACGGCAAACGCCACCCTACGCTGGGTGACGCAAGAATAGTCCCATATAAGCTACCCGAGATGCTGGACGCGAAGACAGCGGGAAGAATAATTTATTTGGCTGAAGGTGAGAAAGCGGTGGACGCGCTGATGAGCCTTGGAGTCGCCGCCACCACAGCTCACAGCGGCGCAGGACACTGGCCTGACGCGATTACCGAATACTTTGCTGGCGCAAACGTAGTCATCCTGCCGGACAACGATCTGAGCGGCTGGTCATACGCTCGCAAGGCAGCCGAAGCCATATTGCCCATTGCCAAGGCGGTCAAGGTAGTTGACCTCGGACTGCAAGAGCAAGGCGATGACGCGTATGAGTTCATTGAGGCAGGCGGCGGTAGGTCAGAGCTGGCGGCTTTAGTAAAGGCAGCGCTAAGACTCAACAGCGTGGATGATGTAACGATACCCGAACGATTGCAGGCGATACAACAAATAGCGCCACCTCCGCAAATATCAGCAGAGGACATTGCCAAAGAGTTTGAGTCCGAGCCGCCAAAGCAGGCAGAAAAGCCAAAGCCGCCAAAGGTCATCAAGATTGAGTCTTGGGACACCATACAGGATGAGCCTGTGCAGTGGTTGATCGAAGGGGTGTTGCCTGCGCTCAGTTTTGTGGCGCTGTATGGGCCGCCTGGCTCCTTTAAGAGCTTTCACGCTCTGCACATTGCCTACTGCGTAGCCACAGGACGCAACTGGATGGGGCAGACAGTCAAGAAGTCCGGCGCAGTGCTGTACCTCGCAGGCGAGGGCTTTGGCGGCATCGGCGCAAGGATTAAGGCGATAAAGCTCCACCACCAAATTGAGGACGGCGCACCGATCTACATAGTCAGGCATCAGCTCAACCTTAGATCCAGCCCCGAGGACTTCAACGCGCTCATGATGGCAATCGTGCAACTGGTGGAGCAGACAGGCATTCAGTTTGAGTTAGCCATTGTGGATACGTTGGCTAGAGCTTTCGGCGGCGGCAACGAGAACAGCTCTGAAGATATGGGTGCATTTATCACCGCCATGGGAAAAGTACAGGAATTCCTCAATTGCGCCTTGATGGTGCTTCACCACTGTGGAAAGGACACCGCCAAAGGACTGCGCGGACATTCCTCGTTGCTTGGCGCGGTGGACACAGAGCTTGAGCTACTGCGCTTTGACGAGCAAATGAAAGGCGTACTGACTGTAAGCAAGCAGAAAGATGGCGAAGATAACAAGCGGTTTGGCTTTGAGATGGTGGAGGTAGAGATCAAGCCATTGGTCTATAGCTTGGCGGTTATTGAGTCAGATTCAGCCGTCAATGAGATGTCAAAGAAAGGCAAAAACAATGCTGGAAGTGGCAAGAATCAATCCATTGAGATGGTAAGTCTTGAGGCTGTTGTAAAGGCAAAAGGAATACCAAAGTTCATTGAGGGGTTTCAGCGTCATGCCGTCAATTTGATCGATTGGAAGGCTGAATTTAGGTCTAAAAAGGGTGTCACTGATGACTCAACTGAGAACCAAAAAAAGGCTTTTGATAAGGCTTGGGAGCGCGCTCAGAAGAGGTTGCATGAGTCTGGCGAGATCGGAATCAGGGACAAATTGGTGTGGTTAATGCCGTTTCAGAGTAATGTCCAAGATGGATGATACTGTGTTTATATACAGAAATAATGCGACAAATGGCGACTTTGTCGCACTTTGTCTTTGTCGAATGCGACAAGACAAACCGAGAGTCTAGGACTCGGAGGTTTGTCGCTTATCGATGTCGCTAATGTCGAGTCGCTTAAAAGGGAATTAGAAATGGGAACAAAGAGAACATCAAGACAGCATCCAGTGGTGGAGACACCAAGTCCTAAAGCAGATGCTTGGACGATTCACGTTCAATCAAAACTGGTGGAATTGGAGTCAGTCAAGGCGGCGGCAGATAGGAAATGGGGAGAAAACCGACTGACTACTTTAGTAAGCAGTGATGTGAGGGAGAAATTCTGGCTACAGAACAGCAGATTGCATCAAGCGATGGAGTCCAAAGATCGGGCGAAGTTCGATTCCAGCGTGGCGGGGATGATCAGGGCTTATGGCGTGCTGGATCAACTGGCTACCGAAGATGAGTGCGAGACAGCGTCATCCATACCAAGGATTGAGTGGGAGATGCAAAATGGTCAGACCATGGTGATTGTCAGAACAGTCAATGATGCGGTGGCGATACAGACTCAGCGTCAGGACTTATCGAATCATCACATCTGGTCAATGCAAGAGATGGAGGTACTCATGTCGGATGAGGGAGTTCAGCGACTGATCAAGGTCAAGGCGCTTGTGCCAACCGCACAAGTCACCAGCTACAAGCACAAGCTCGGTGGCGAAACAGGCTTTGATGACTTTGAAAATGATCTGACATTCAGCGACAATGACACCATTGAATACAAGTTCAACAGCAAACAAGCAGAAAGGTTCAAAAATGGCTCAAATTAAGCTCATAGCGGCGTTTATCAAGGAAAAGGTACTGGACATAGTCCAGCGCGTTAAAACGGCTTTAAAGAGGGATTAAGCGTGCCTGGTAATCCAAAACGAAGAAAGGACGTTGCTTTCCTCAATGAGATGCCCGAGGAGATGATCTTTAGCATGGTGGAAAGCGGCAAAAGCATTGCCGATATCTGCGTTAGCTTGGGCATCAGCAAGCGTGCGCTAGACGATTGGATTGAAGAAAACGATCATGGTGCTATGATTACGCGCGCGCGTGTGCGTGCCGCCGATCTTATGGCGTGTGACACGATCAAGATAGCGGATGACATGGACGTTGACCATCCGCAGCGCGATGTCCAGCGCATCCGCACTCGCCAGTGGCTGGCCGAGCGGTGGGATCAGAAAACTTATGGCTTACAAAAAGCCCAGCAGATCAATATCAACGTGCAAGACCTACGCATGGCGGCACTACGCCATGTCGAGGTGATCGATGACTTATCCACAGAAAAAAGCACATGATGCACACATTGGCCTGTGGACAAGTGCAAACTGCTTGTTTATTAAGCAGAATCGCTGTAGTTATCCACAATAAAGTTAACATAATAGTGATTGTATTAAACCGATTATGTAAGGCTCATGTAAGAAAGTATATGAATCAATGACTTACAGATGCATCGACCTGTGGATAACTTCCCAGCCGTTTACTGGCAGCCAGCGGCTGGCTCGGGCTGGCTCCGGCGCGATGACCCCCCCTTTGCTCGCGGCGGCGGGGGCGGCTGATGTAGCACCCAAACAGGTATCGCCATGAGCAACAAGCCCCCCACCCCCCTGCCCCCCACTGCTCAGAAGCCTGTCCCGAAAAAAAATTCTGATGACTTGGTGGCGAATAACCCATTTGTGTAATTCGTCTAGCTCTACCGAAACAACCCTGTCCTCTT